ACACTAGAAGGTTTAAGCACGAAGTATTCTGGTAAAGACCACTGGAAGATTCCGTTCCCACAACAACCAGACTACAAGTAATCATTTTTTAAAGTAAGGTTTCGTACACAAAATAAGTACGAGTATGCCTTACAAAGATTTAGCAATACCTAGAGAAGACAAATACTCAGAAGATGATATGAATCATCTTACGTTTATCAACAACAAGATTCCATTCGACGTTACATTACCAAATCAACCATATGTAGATGATTTTAGTGAAGGCATAACACATCCTTGTTTTTACACAGGAATGAATTACATCAAAGTTAATAGAAGAATTCGTGACGGACTTGTATTAGAAGTGCTAACTGATGCTCACACAATGAAAGAAATAGAGTCCAGAAAGATTATCCATGATGAGGGTTGCGACAGTTTTGTAATAGACGCAAGAGAACATCCATGGGAAGCGGCATACATCACTGGAAGATATTATCATGAGGACATACCAAATTACGAAGAGGAACTTGGCACAACAGATTTCTGGGGCAAGCCAGAAGTTTGGGATTATCATCACACTCCAGAAACTGGAGTTCTGGCACAAATTTATTATGTAAATTCGATGTATTACAATGATGGAAAATTTAGTAAGCCTAAATTTAGAGAACACATTATTCAAAGAGAAAGTTTTGACGATTTGATACAAGTACACATAAGAGACACAGAACGCGAATTAAAAAGAAATGTTTATAAGCCAGAAGATATAGAATACATAAAAAAATATGGTGAATGGCTTAAAACAGTGCCCGAAACATACAAAAATATTAAGCATTGGAAAATAAAATTTCCTCCACTGCCTAATTATAAACCTTAATCAGACTTAACACTCCTGGAATAACCCAATCATTAAATAAATTATATGAGCAATTCAAAAAGACCTAAGGCTTTCTTTTTAAATGGTGGAATGGGTAGAATAATATCTGCGATACCTGCCTTAGAAAAATATTACGAAGCAAAAGAAGATCCTGATTTCATAATAGTTATAGAAGGAATATGTAACATTATGAATGGTCATCCTACTTTAGATAATAAAACTTATGATATGTACCATAAAAATTTATTTCATACAAAATTAATTAATATGGATATTGTAAGTCCAGAGCCTTACAGACTAAATGAATATTTTAATCAAAAGTGTGACATTGCTCAGGCGTTTGATATGTTAATTAACAAAAAAGGCATTAGAGAATTACCTGCACCAACTTTAATTTTAAGTAAAGAAGAATTATTAGAAGGAAGAAAAGCAATTGACGAAATTAAAAAGAAAGTAAAAAAAGAAAAATTAGTTATTATTCAACCGTTTGGACGTGCAATCACGCAAATAGATAATTCATTTGTAGATAAAAGTAATAGGAGTATAGAATTTAGCAATTTGAAACAAATAATAAAAAAATTACAAGAAAAAGATTGGGCAGTATGCATTATGAGTGAATTCGGAATAGAATTTAAAGATGCAGGATTTAAAGATGAGGTGGCAATTCCTGAGATACCAGACTTACGTAAATGGGCAGGTTTAATAAAATACGCAGATCACTTTCTTGGTTGCGACAGTGTAGGACAACATCTTGCAAAAGCAATGGAAACTCCTGCAAGTGTAGTAATGGGTGCAACATATCCTATTAATACAAGTTATCCTAATGATAAAAATTTTACAATTATTGATATGGGACAGTTCGATAGAGAATATGATCCAATAAGAATAAGTTTTGACGAAAGAATAAGCAGAAAGCACGAGAGAATTATGACAATGACTCCCGAAATAGAAGACTATGTAGTGTCTGCTGTAAACGGAGACCCAATAGAGGAATAATATGAGCGACGATTTAACAAAATACAACAAGACAGGATACATTGCCGCAGTGGCCAGAGGTCATAATGCTGGAGTGTGTTTACTAAAAGACGGCAAAATAGTTTTTTCAATAGAAGAAGAAAGATTGTCTAGAAGAAAGTATGACGGTGGACCATATGCTTCTATGTTTGAAATTTTAAAATACACTGACAAGATAGATTATCTAGTAATTGCACATACACAATCATTAAAAGATCCTTCCACAGGAAGAGTAGACTACTCGGGAGATGATGTTTACACAGGTATTGCAAGAAAATTAGGATTAATAGATCCATACATACATAAAATTGAACATCCACAAGTGATTGACTTGTCACATATACATCACAAACTTCATGCGGCGTGTGCCTTTTATAGATCAGGCTTCGACAAAGCAGTTGCAGTAATTGTTGATGGTGCAGGAACATTTATTCCTATAAAAAATAGTGTAGCAGGTGATATGACAGTGTTTGAAGTTGAAAGTATATTCAGTTGTGATTATCCAAATGACATCTATGCATTATACAAACACTACGGAACAGGCACAGCAAGTCCAGGCGGTTATTATCCTAACATGGATTCAGAAAGCATAAGCGAGCCTGGAAAAACACACGAAGCATTATTCACTGACAAAGCAGGAATAACAAAAACTTATGAAGCAGTAACTCAATACTGTGGATTTAGTGCCATCGAAGCAGGCAAAACAATGGGATTATTTCCTTACGGAAAACAAAATGATGTTATACCACCATTATTTCAAAAGGAAGGTAAGTTTGAACTATCAAACAGAAACTTTATAATACCAACATATCCAAATGCGGCACAGGTGAACAGTCAGATTTATCCTTTTGTAGATGAAAATCCTGATACAGAGGACAGCAAAGACTGGACAAAAATGCAAAACAGAAGAGACATGGCTTACGCCGTGCAAAAAGAAACACAGAAACAGTGTTTAGATTTAATTTACAAAGCAGTACAGATGAGCGGATGTAAAAATGTTGTATTCTCAGGAGGTTATGGATTAAATTGTGTGGCAAATTATTATTATCTTGAAAGTTTACAAAAAGACGGAATAAAATTATATGCTGAACCAGTGTCAAACGATGCGGGAACGGCTATGGGTGCGGCTATGTTGTTTTATTACAGCCTAACACAAACAAAAGAAAAGAAAGTAGATGCTCCAACTTTATATTTAGGACCAAAAAGAACATACACAGCAGAACAAATTAGTGAAATATGCCAAAGACCAGGCGTTGTTTTAGAAGATTGTGATGATTCGAAAGTTGTAGAACTTTTAATTGATAAAAATATAGTATCAATATTCCAAGGACAAAGTGAAAATGGTCCTAGAGCATTGGGTAACAGAAGTATTTTATTTGATCCTAGATTCAAAGACGGTAAAGATTATGTGAACAAAGTTAAAAAACGTGAATATTTTAGACCGTTCGCTGGCACAATACTTCATGATTATGTGCATGATTGGTTTGATCTACGTGGTATGGAAGAAACTCCACATATGATGTATGCTGTAAACTGTCAACCAGGAATAGAAGAGAAAATTCCAAGCATAATACACGTTGATGGCACTTGTAGAATACAATCTGTGAAGCGTGAACAAAATCCTTTGTACTATGATTTAATTAAAGAATTTCATAAACAGACAGAATGTCCAATTATATTCAACACATCATTCAATTTAGGTGGAGAACCACTTGTAGAAACTTTGGAAGACGCTGTAAGAACGCTTCAGCACAGTGAAATTGAATATTTGTACTTGCCAGAGTACAAAAAAATAGTAAAGGTTTTAAATGGATAGGAAAACAGCAATATTTGTAAATGGCGGAATGGGTAGAAGTATTAGTTCTATACCTGCAATCGAGAAATATGTTGAAGAAAACGCAGATAAAGATCCAATAATTATTTGCGAAGGTGGAACTGATGCCTACAAAGGTCATCCGAAACTACATTATAGAGCATATGACACTTGGCACAAAAATTTATTCCAAGATTTACTAAAAGATAGGGATTTATTATCTCCGGAACCTTATAGAATATGGGAATATTACAATCAGAAATGTAGTTTAGGACAAGCATATGATATAGCAATAAATGACAAAGGAATAAGGGATCTTCCAAGAGCAAATTTAAGATTAAGCAAAGAAGAAATGCTACTTGCAAGAAAAATGATTTCAGAAGTAAAAGAAAAAACTGGAAAAGATAAGATAGTTGTATTCCAACCATTTGGCAGAGGCGCACAACCAGAAAAATTAGACGAAAAAAATAAAGAAAAGCAACCTGACATAATAGACACTACAGGCAGAAGTGTAGAACTAAAAAATGTTTGGAACATTGTGCGTAAATTATCCAAAGAATATGGCGTAATGGTAATGAGTGAATTTCCATTGGACTTTGGAAAACATATACCTAACAAACCTGTTGCACTTCCTATGGGGACACACATAAGAGTATGGATGGGTATAATACAACAAGCAGATCATTTTATTGGCTGTGATTCTGTTGGTCAACACATTGCCCATGCATACAATAAATCAGCGACTGTTGTTATCGGATCCACATATCCTATCAATACAAGTTTTCCTAATGATGAAAAATTTGATGTAATTGACCTTGGCAAAGACGAACGTGTTTATAGTCCAATAAGAGTCACTTCAGATGAGTTTTCAGACCGGCTAAATGAGGGAATAATGGCTATGGAAGAGGAAACAGAGACCCGTATCGTGAAGTCAGCACAAAGGCTTATCAAACACGGTAAAAACACCCGTAAATAACCTATATCTACGTATTCCACAACTCTTGTCAATTAGGTAAATACACTATAACAAGGGATTTTCGACTATGTTTGATGTATCAAGATTTTTTGGCAAGGGTGATAAAAATACGCTTCTTTTGAAGAACGGATTAAATTTTTCACACAATGGGCCATATGGAGTTGTAGAGGACGGTCTAGTATTAGACAAGTTCCACGTGAACACGTTTTCATCGGCGGAATACGCAATACAAGTTGACTATGATACTAACAATAAAGAACTTATTAAAATGTTAGTAACTGCAAGTCCTAATCAATCAGCATTAACAATATATGCTAGAACAAATTTAGGTAACAATCTTATTACAATAGACAGCACAGTTGATAATTCATTGTGTAAAATAACGGTAAGTCCAACGGACAAAAGTCAAACAGAGAAATATTCGGGATCAAAAATAATATTCAGCGCCACTTATTTTGCAACGCAAAATGCATTGGTGGGAGGAACACAGGTAACAAGTTAATATGGCAGTAGTAAAAAGACCTTTTATAAGTGAAAATGGTTTTCAAAGTACAGGTTTTACAGTTGATACGGCAGGTAACGTCACTGTCCGTACAATAACGAACACATACACTCCACCAGCACCGGCAATAGTACCTGATTTTAATGTAGAAGAAACAGCAGGTGCTTTTAGTTGGAAAAAAGATGGTACAGCAGTAGCAGGAACCAATCCTACTATCACTGTCGAGAGAGGTAAAACATATTCCATAAATTTAAATTTAAGCAGTTTAGCATTTAACATCTTCAAAGCGGACACAAACAATAGTGCCGTACCTGGAGATCTATACAGCACAGGTCTATCACACACAAACATAGTTACTGGAGCGACTTTACTTTCAGGCACTAAAAACTTTTCACAAACATGGCAACAACAAACATCTGGTGCAAACAGAACAGTTGAATACTTTACTCCAGACACAACTGGAACAGCATACGCAAATAAAAAATTACCTGTTGTAATTGCACTACATGATTCGGGTAGCAATAGCACAACAGGTTTAGCATCTATAAATTACATAACAAACAGCATATTAATTGCACCGCAAGGATATTTGAATACATGGAACGTTGGTTATCAATCAAGCAAAGCCAATGACATTGCATTATTAGATTCAATAATTGCGGACTTAGAAAATTATGACAACGTAGATACAAGAGAAATTACAATAGTAGGTTACGGAAACGGTGCACAACTGGCATTACAATATTCTTTATACAATCAATCTGCTACTATCAAACATATTGTTTGTTACAATGGTTTATTACACCTTGACCAATACAACTCAACGTTACAAAAATTTTATTCATATTCATTGAATAGTGTTGACAATGATACATCTACTGAAATAAGTTGGACAGAACTTACACCAATAGGACAAAGAAAAATTTTAATGTTCAATGGTGAACAAGAACTAAATTTCTTGTTTAGTGGTGGATCATATTTAGGACAAACTTTATACGGCGGCGTTGATTCAATTCATGGTATGGCAGTTGCGAATGCTTACAGCGGCACAAAAATTACATCACCTACATTACAACCTAATGGAAGTAATTTATATGATTACTCAGACGTAAAAATGTATTCTTTTCCAACAGTTGCAAACAATTTTAGTGCTGTTCAGAATGACATTAGAAGTTTAATTACAACTCAAATTACTCCGGGGACATATTTAGATGTGCCAACATCCACTACTTTGACAGATGCTCAGGCACAAGGACAACAAACAGGAAATTTAAGTTACACAGTACCAGTTGATGCACCTGACAGTATGTTTTATGGTGACAGCGATGGAAATCCATTTGGAACAGTAACGGTAACACAACCATCGGTGATTGGTGTTGGTGTATTCAGCAGTATTTTAAACACAGGAAATTTATTACAAAATGGTGTTAATGCAAACATCGAAATGAAACCAACAGGAACAGGTCTTATTACGATCAATCCGGAGACAACGGGTACAATTAACAACATGAACATCAACACAGCACAATTAACAACATCAGGAAACGTAAACTTGACACCAAATGCAGACGTTACAATTAGTCCACAAGCAAGTGGTACACTAACAATAAGTCCTCTTGCTGTAGGTACTTTAGATAACGTCACAGTGGGCGGAACTACACCAAGAAATGGAACCTTTTCAAATATAGTTTCGAGCCAAGGAACGTTAAATAGTACTACAATAGGCTTAACAACTGCGGCGCAGGCGGCATTTACATCTGCTACTGTAACAAGTGGTCCGGCAACGGCTAATAGTGTAACTAGAAAGTCGTATGTAGACAACACTGCAACAGTTTTAAGTATTGCCTTAGGAGCGTAAAAAAAGAATGGCTAAAAGACGAATAAACGATTATAAATTTATACCAGGTATCCCTACAACAGGAAACCTATATCCTAATGCTTGGGCACAGATCAATGCCAACCAAGAATATTTAAAAGATGAAGCAACGGCTTACATCGCTACTAGAGTTACAACTGATACGGCTTATGATGCCTATCCTAACACATCAGCAAGAATTACAAACAACCTAGAATACATTAAGGCAGAAGTTGCCAAATATGTTGAAAATCAAGTTGCAGGAAACGTATCTCCATTTGCGGGTTATGGTGGTTTATCTGCAAACATCAAACAGGATGTTGAAAAAGTTGTAAATGCCGCTTACAAAGATGCAAGATACGGCGGTAACGAAAGAATGAGAGCACAGTCAAACACATACTACGTTGATGGTGTTTTACAATTAGGCGATCAAGGTAATCCAGAAATTGATTATTTGACATACACAAGAAATTTAATTCACAGTTACATTTTGCCTGGTGTAGCAAATTCAACAATTAATACTGAAGGTTTGACACAGAACACATCAGGTTCTAATGCAGAGTCGGCGGGACGTACATTAGTTCAAACAAATATGAACGTCATTATAAATGCAATCGACAACGGTATACTTACATTACCAGCAGAGGTAATTTCAAGTTATCCATTTGCAGATTACACTTATGACCCTTACCTTTGTGAAAGAGACATGGGGTACAACATTACTGGTATATTAAAAGATTTAAGATATGGTGGTAACGAACAATCTAGATACAATGCAGGCACATATTGGAACGGTGAAGTTTCTGTATTAACAGGAAACAGACAGCCGGAAATACAGACGAAAAATGAAATAAGAAACATCATTAATAATTTTATTATACCTGGAACAGCACACACAACAAAACAAAGTCCAGTTGTTACACAACAAACAATTTTAGCAAGTGCTGGAGAAGCCGCGGCAAGCACAAGAGTAACATCATTATTTGGAATAATCACAGACGTGATTCAAAATGGATTAGATAATTTACCTACGCAGGTTAACAACGGAATATCAAGTGTAAAAATTCCGGAAAGAGTAGAATTAGCAGAATTATTATTAATTACTAACACAACAGACAACACAGTATTATACACGTTCAATGATTCGGCACAAGGTGCAACAGTAAGTTTCAAAAGAGAATATGAATCAGGAACTTCTAATACCACAGCATTTGTAGATCCAGATTTTCCAAAAGCATATCATGGTAATGACGTAATCACAACTATATTTTTAAATGCAGATACATCAGCGGATAATGCCTCAGATGAATTACAAATATTTGTAGAAGACGATGAAGTAAGAACACGTCCACATGACTTTGGAACTGATGCTATTGAAAGACTTAGAGTTGCACAACCAGAATCAATGCTTGATGCTGACTTTGAATACGGACTTCAGCCTACGAAGTGGCAAGCGATTGCGACACAAAGAGGTTATCCATCAATTTACGAAGTGCCAGGTACTGACTTTGATATTGCAACTGTGACTTCAGATGCTTCGGCTGGTACACAAGGTATTGGTTCATCTTTGATTACAGTTACAACAGTAGGACCACACAACTTTGAAGCAGGACAACCATTCACAATCACAGGTTTCAATAATGCAGTTACTGGTGCAAGTAGAGCCGCAGGTTCGTTTGTTGTAAACACTATTGTCAGTTCAACACAATTTACATATTACGCAAAGGCAAAAGTTGCTTCTGCAAATCCAACAACGATTTCTACAACAAATACGCAGTTAAGAGAAGGTAACTTCTATACTGGAGCGGCGATTGGATTTCCTTCTTTCAGTGTATCAAGTAACGGATCATCAGGATCATTCCAAACGGCTTTGAATGCATTAAGTGGTGCAAGTATTTTACCTTACACAGGTACAACTCCACCAATTGGTGCTCCACTGTCAGGAACTGGTATACCAACAGGTACACAGATTACTGGTGCTAACGGAGCCGGTGGTGCATTAGCATCTCCTAATGTTACAGGAGACTTTTTATCAGGAGTTACAGAAATTACAGTGGCAGATTCCGCTGGTATTGTGCAAAACTCTGTAATTGATAGAGGTGACGGTTACGCAGTTGCAATCACAAACATCGCAGGAAATAATTTAACTTTATCAAGTCCACTTACACAAAATTTAATTGGTGACATCACAAACTACACAGGACTAGCAGGAGTTAATTACACACCAGCAGGTCAATTAGCAACATTTGATATATCAAGAGTTGGTGGTAACTACTCTGTCGTTATAGGCGCATCAGGTGAAAATTATGTAATAGGTGATGCAATAGTTGTTCCAGGAACAAGTTTAGGTGGATCTACACCAGCCAACGATGCAACAGTTTTAGTAGAAAGTGTTGACACTGGTGGAGAAATTTTAACAGCAAGTATAAGTGGATCTGCATTCACAGGTACAGGAAATACAACTGGTACATCTCCAACATGGCAAGGTGGATTAGGACAAGGTGCACAAATTAATGTAACAAAAACTAACCAATCATACACAGTTGCATTAAATTCTCCAACTTACACAAACACAGCAGTAGGAACTTTCCCAGGAGCGGCAGGTTCGAGTGCAACATTTGACGTTGTTGCAACAGCAGGATCTTATTCTGCAAGTGTAAACGGAGCAGGTACAGGATACATTGTTAATGATGTAATTAGAATTGACGGATCAACATTTGGTGGTACAAGTGCCAACCATGCAAACATCAGAGTAACAGCAGTAACAGGTGGTGGAGCGATACAAACTATTTCAGTATTAGGTACAGCACCAGCACAGGAAGTAACTTACAACACAGTGGCGTTTACAGGTGGTAATGGAACATCAGCGGCATTCAACGTTACGAGAAACGGAACAACTTATTCGGCGGCAATTACAAGTTTAGGTTCAAACTATCAACAGAATGATGTTTTAACTTTCTTAGGTTCAAATTTAGGTGGTGTAGATTCAACTAACGATGCACAATTAACAGTCACGGCAGTTGACGGCAATGGTGGAATTTTAACTTTCAACGTTACTGGTACAGCGGTCGATACAAAATCTTACACAGCAATATCAAGTGGTGCAAACCTATCTGGTGTTGATGCAACATTTGACGTGGCAATTTCAGGCACATCTTATTCTGTATCAGTTAACCAAGCAGGTAACGATTACAGTGTAGGACAAGAATTATTAATTGCAGGAAGTTCGCTAGGTGGAACATCACCGGCAAATGATTTAACAGTAACAGTTGCATCTATCACAGGATCAACTGGTGCGGGACCAATTAACACAATTTCAACTTCAGGTACAGCGGCATTAGAAGGTACAAGTGGTTACAAAATTGGTGATCAATTCCTAGTAGGTGGTGGCGACTTAGGTGGTGCGGCTACAACTAATGATGCTATTGTGAGTGTTGGTGGTGTAAATGGTACAGGTGGTATCACATCATTAACAATTAGTGGTACAGGAACTGATGCAAACGTTGATTATACAAGTCCTACATACACAACATCTGCTTCTGGTACTGGAGCAGTGTTCGATATTAATAGAACAGGAACAACTTATTCAGCAACATTCAGTAACAATGGAAGTTCGTTTGTAGGAGCAGAAACAATTGACATAGCAGGAACAGAATTAGGCGGAACAAGTCCAGCCAACGACTGTCAAATTACAGTTGATACAGTATCAGCAGGTGCAGTTGCAACATTCACAGTAACTGGTACAGCAGTAAACACACAGACATACACAAATGTTAACAAAGCAGGTAGAACAGGAACAGGATTAAGTGTTGACGTCACTTTATCAAGTGGTTCTTACAGTGTTGCATTAAACAATCCAGGTGCAAACTATGCCGTTAACCAAACATTTAAAATATTAGGAACAAATTTATTTGGAACTTCTCCTGCAAATGATTTAGAATTTACAATTACAGCAGTAAACAATTTAGTAAGCGGTGTTGTGACAACAATAGGTAGTATCACAGGTACAGCAAACACAGGAACAGGTAACTCATTAAACGTAAGTGGAACAAACAGAACTCCACAAGGTGTTGGAGCACAATTCAGTATAACAAGATCAAATCAAACTGACTCTTCAACAGCATACACAGAAGTTACTATTACGAGTTTAGGTTCTAACTACGCAGTTGGTGACAAACTGGTTATAGCAGGTTCTAGTTTAGGTGGACAAACTCCTGCAAATGATGTAACATTAAGAATTCAAAGTGTCAATACAACTGGTGGAGTGCTGGCACAAACACACACAGGTACAGCGGTGGGTGGAACAGGTTTAAGTGTGTTCGGTTCTTTATCAATATCAGAAACAATCACACAGAACATAGCACAGAACAGCACAATTACTTACAGTGCGTTAGCAACTATGCAGGTAGATTTTACTACTCCTCATGGATTAGTTCCAGGAAACGCATTTATTGTTGTGATACAATCAGATGACGGTGCAAACAATCACATACTTGCATCAGGTCCATTCCTTGCAACTGCTATTCCGTCAGCAACAAGATTACAATATCAAGTAAGATCACCTGGAGCAATTACGGATTCAGGTTGGCAAGGGTTTGTATACGCAAGACCAGATTCATTCTTCGTGCATAGACCATTTGATGGTGGTGTACAATTAGGTACAGGTGGTCCATCACACGGTGCACAGGCGATACGTCAATCTAAAAAATACATTAGATATCAATCAGGAAAAGGTTGTATGTATACAACGGGTGCCTTGTTTGCTCCATCATATGACTTATTGACAGTATCAGCAGATGGATTGACACAAGGTTCAACAATTACAGTAACAACTGATGATGTTGACCACAATTTACAGGTAGGTGCTAGAGTAAGATTGATAGGTATAGCAACATCTGGTTATGATGGAATATACACTATTGCAAGTATTGTAAATGAAAGAACATTTACAGTATTGGCAACTATTGCACTGGGTGGTACAACAGCAGAATTTACAGATCAACCACAGGTATCATTATATGAATGGAACGGTGCAACTGTAAGATCAGGAATATTTGATGACCAAAACGGAATTTATTGGGAATACGACGGACAACAAACAAACGCAGTCCAAAGAACAGCAACAAGACAACTTGCAGGTGTTGTAACTGTTTCACCTAACAGTAACACAGTGGCAGGAACTGGTACAAGATTTAGAGAACAAGTGAAAGCAGGAGACAGAGTTGTAATCAGAGGTATGACACACGTTGTATCATCTGTTGCTTCTAATACATCAATGTTTGTTACTCCAGATTATAGAGGTGTCAACACTTCGCAAGGTGTAAAAGTTTGTGCAGTTGTAGACAAAAAAGCAAAACAATCAGAATTCAACAGAGACAAATTAGACGGCAACGGTAAGAGCGGTTATAATTGGGACGTATCTAAGATGCAGATGATCGGGATACAGTTTTCATGGTACGGGGCTGGATTTATTGACTGGATGGCAAGAGGTAACAAGGGTGACTTTGTGTTTGCTCACAGAATGAGAAACTCAAACATCAACACAGAAGCATTTATGAGAACAGGTAACCAACCTGTACGTTACGAAGTAACAAACGAAGGTCCAAACGGTAGATTAGAATTAGATATGACTACGGCACAAACAACGGTGCCACTAGTTGATGCATCATTCTTCCCTGACAACGGTGGAACTTTGTTTATTGACAACGAAATTATAACTTACACTGGTAAAACAGGAGACACTCTAACTGGTTGTACTAGAGCGGCTACATTAACAAACTTTAACGCAGGATCTACAAGAAACTATACTGGTGGATCAGCAACACAACACTTTAGAAACACAGGAGTTGTGTTGATATCTAACACAGCATCACCGATCATATCACACTGGGGATCAGCATATCTAACAGATGGTAACTTCGACGAAGATAGAGGATATCTATTCAGTTACGCTTCCACAGGATTAAGTCTTACAACTACAAAACAAACAGTGTTCCTATTAAGACTAGCACCGTCAGTATCTAACGCATTGACAGGTGACTTAGGAGATAGGGATCTACTTAACAGAGCCCAGTTGCTACTAGACGGTGTTGAGATCACAACAGACGTTCCAGCGGCGGGTGTTAACGGACAGTTGGTTGTACAGGGTGTATTGAATCCACAAAACTATCCAATTGATCCAGCAGATATAGGTTGGGGTGACTTGAAAGGTCCAGCACAAGGTGGACAGCCAAGTTTCGCTCAGATTGCGGCAGGTGGTTCGGTTAACTGGAACGGTGGTGCATCACAAACTACTCAAACAGCGGACACTATTGCACAGATGACTGCAACAGCAAACCACTGGTTCAACTTAGGTGGTAACAGAAACTATGCATACTTCCTTGAAGCACAATGGGAAGGCAAAGGTTTAAGAGTAGGTATGTCTGTAACATCTGGTCAGTTCCCATCAGGAACAGTGGTAACACAGATTATCGATTACAATTCATACTACTTCGTAAGATTTAGTAATAGACACACAGGTATAAGTTCAAACCAAGCAGTTGACTTTGCACTAGGTGGTGATCTAACTGGTACAAACTTCTTGTACATGGATCAAACGACATGGGAGGCTTCTAACGCAGTTAGCGGTACAGAAGTTGACACAGGTTACGCTAGTTTCCCACCAGGTACAACGGTTGCATCAGTTGACCCATTAGATACTTTTGGTGCATCTAACTTCTACAGAGTAACGTTCACACAGACTTCGACAGGTACAATTACAGCAGGAAGTTCGGTGACGTTTGTATTTGGTCAACCACCATATGCACAACCGGGTGAAACTATATTTTCATTTATTGCGGTGCCAGGTGAAAGAGCGACATTGAATCTAGCGGCGATCAAAGCCTTAACTAACACTACACTAGGTGGACGTGGTACGTTCCCTAATGGTCCAGACGTGTTAGCAATCAACGTATTTAGAACAGCAGGTACGGGTGCTGTTGCAGGAACAGTTACACTGCGTTGGTCAGAAGCACAGGCTTAATTATTTTTCTTCAGTAGTAGCGGGACTAGTTTGGTTATCGCCTTTAATTATACGATAGTTGTCATTTGGATCATCAGCAGTACTAACTTCAGTAATACTTCCGTTATCAGTAAGACATTGTACTTGGTGTGGCAAAAAAGGAATATTACGCCATGTATCACCTTCGTTTAATTCTTTTGTATAAAGTGTTGCGTCCTTGGTGTCTATCCAACTTAATAAAAATTTGCCAGCATTGACAAACCAAGATTCATCTTTTTTTGCGTGATAGTGCATAGAAAACTTTGCACCTTTTCTATTGAAAACCATTATTTTTCCACAATATAAATCATTGGAAGCAAAAATTAATTCGTATCCCCAACCTTTGTCTACTTTACCTTCTTTATTAATTGGCATTTAAGTACTCCTCCACTGTTTTAAATTTGTGTTCTATGTTTTTATTTAATTCTGTTAAATCTGCACTGGTGTAGGTCTGGTATTGGCCTTGTAGTTTTGCAGGCATAGGTATGATTTCTATTTCCGCATTATATTTTTTGGCTACCAATTCAGCGACTTTCTGAAAAGATATTGGTGCGCCTGTGCCAACATTGAAAATCCCCGAAACATCTTTGTTCATCATCTTACTATGTACTGCACATACGTCATCAACACAAACAAAATCACGCAAATATTGATCGCTGTTTTCAAACAATTTTATCTTACCAGTCTTAGCCTGATTTGCAAATTTTGTTACAGGTGATGCTTGATCTCCTTTACTTTCTTCATTTGTACCGTACACGTTAAAATATCTATAACCCTGTACAAGCACCTTAAATTCTCCCATTATTGAATTTACAAATCTATCAAATAGATATTTGCTCCAAGCATATGCATTTAGAGGATACACATCACCGTCTTCTTTGAAGTTGCCTGTGTTACCGTACACACTTGCCGAACTGGCATACTGGAAATTTGTTCCCATTGTATCACACATTTCTAAAAGTTTCATACTGTATTCTAAATTTGTTTTCAAAATTTTGTCAACATTTCTTTCCGTTGTGCTTGTAATTGCACCAAGGTGGATTATCCAATCATACAATGACGGATCTGGAAAATGATTTGGATTTTCCCATCTAAAGCCTATGACTTCATGACCTTCTTTAGCCAATTGCATTCCTAAATGACTGCCTATAAATCCTTTATATCCTGTTAAACAAATTTTCATTACCAAACGTTCTCCCATAATTTAATAATTTTATCTGCGCCTTCTGGCCTTATACCTTTTGTAAGTTCGTCATGATGATTCGGCATATAGTTCATGTTTATATTGATTCTACTTCTTTTGTCTGTGCAAGTAGTTCCTGTGTGTTCCATATAACTAGGAAACACCACCATAGAATTTTCAACACTAGGCACTTTTATTCCGTCTCTAAATTCTGTATAACCATCAGTTGAGTTCACATAATATATCGCAGTGTAACTTAACACAACTCTAGTATCTGCATGAAATCCATGTTTAATAATTTTTTCAGTTCTTGGAATATTATTTGCTTTGACTCTCACAAATGTATTTGCTTTCAGCACATTAAAGATTGGATACAACATTTCCCAATTACTCCATTCTGTTGCAACATCTGAAACTCCGTGAAAATTATGTACAAATTGTAATTGCTCCTTTTCTTCAGTCATTTTTTGTGAATCTTCTACAACGTTTTCTGTGTAATACCAAGGAAAATGATCACTTAACATTTTATCTTGTATACGTTGAAATTCTTCTTTAGTAATTACGTTTGTGCAAATTAATTTCCCGTTTTCAATTCTTGTTTCCATTGACCTTATCCACTATGTTTGTTGTTGAAAATCCTTTTACTGTTGGAAAAATTCTTACTTCCGCAAGATCATTTCCGACCACTGTGTCAAATGTATAATCACCACCTTTTACAATTATGTTTGGCTCATACTTTTTAATTGCTTCTATTGGTGTATCTTCGTTAAACACAACAACTTTATCCACCCAAGGTAATTGCAGTAATTGTTGTTGACGTACAAATGAATTATTGAATGGTCTGTTTTCTCCCTTTAATCTTTTTACACTTTCATCGGAGTTTATGCCTACAATTAATTGATCTCCTTGTTGTTTCGCAAATTTTAATAATTTAAAGTGTCCTTCATGTAATATATCAAATACTCCATTGGTCCATACCACTGTGTCTTCAACATCTGATCTATCAATTATTGATACTCCTCTTTTTTGTACAATTTTTTCTGCACCTTTTACCGCAAGTTCGCAACAATTAATCATTTTAATATTTTGAAAGTAGTGTGCAATAATGGCTAAAACAGAATCACCCGCTCCACTTACATCTGCAACTTCAACAGTCTTACTTTTTATATGATCATAAGAGTCTTTAGTAACAACGTGTATTCCGTTGGCTCCATCTGTAACAATAAGCCAAGTCCATTCGTTGTCTGCACATCTCTTTTTAGCAATTTCAACGTCAAAATTTCCAAACCATGCTTCATATTCTTTCATATTTGGTTTAACTAAAAATGCTCCTATGTACTTGCTAAATCCTTGTTTTGGATCCACATAAACATTTTTGCATTTTTCTAAAATTTTCATCACAGTGTCCTTTTTGATGACTCCTTTATTGTAATCACTAACAATTACTGTGTCGTCTTCGTGTAAATCTTTTAATAATAATTCTAATGGTGAATCAGACGTATATTTTTCTTCTTTGTCTACCCTGATAAGATGTTGTCCATTTTGTCCTATGATTCTAGTTTTGGTAGTGGTCATTATACCATCTTGGCACAGATGCGACTTTACTCCATTTTGCAGTAAAATTTCTTGGATTTTGTGTCCGGGTATGTCGTTGCCCACGGAACCATAAAGCCACGTGTCTGTGCCCAAGTTTGATAGGTTTAACGCTAGGTTTCCAGCGCCTCCAACGTTGAAGTCTTTGTTTGTTTCTTTAACTACAAGCACCGGTGCTTCTGGACTGACTTTTTGGCAGTCACCCTGCGTCCACATATCAAGCATAACGTCACCGATGATTTTAATCATTACATTAATTTCAGCATTTTGAACACAGTGTCTAGTTTGACCTGGTTCATTTTGTTTTGTAGAGTCTTACGTAAACCTTGGTGCAATGGCTTGGGCCAATTGCCAAAACTTACCCATGCATATCCATCGTGTTCTGTATTCAATTTTGGAATAAATTCTTTTTCTACGACACATAGGAAAGTATGGTATAAAAAGTTTTCGTCGTTGCTTATGAAAGTTTCCATAGGTATTTTCTTTTTAATATCCACTTCACCTATTTCTTCTTTGATCTCACGGTTTAGACCTTCCCATAAATTTTCATTTACAGTGGTACCACCAACTAATCCCCAAACATGATTTTGTTTACTTTGCACTCTATGAAGTAATAAAAACCTTTGGGTATCCAAAGTATAGAAGAGTGCACCGCACCCGATAATTTTACTGCTCATGTAAATAATTATGTGATTAGGATATCTTCCAGGTTCCTTTACGATATTCGCCTTCGAAACTTAAGATCCATTCACTACCATTCCACTTATATTGGATACCAGTTTTTAAATTGGTAATGTATGTTGGAGTAAATGTGCTGTCACCTGGATCAGGATTTGAACTTGCGTCAAAAATTATTTGCCAATTTGTGCCATTCCATTCAACTATGTCATTGGCACTTGCAACTAAATCGATGTTACTATCACCTTTCCAAGCATCTGCACCATCGACGTTTTGTGTGCTACCAATATCTTTCAATAATAGGACACGTTTTCCATTTTGTTTTATCGCACTTGGATTGAAAGTTGTCGGATCTACTATAAAGTCTACACTACCTCTAGTATCTTGAGGACCAACAATCACCGTGTCTGTTGGAATAGTATCCATATCCCATGTAACCAATATTTGCATTGGATTAGATTCGTTTAACGCAATGGTACCAACCACTGGCACATCTATACCTTCTCTGTTCAATTGTATTTTGCTTAAACCTGCTTTGTAATTTGGAATAACATCAAGGTATCCATTCCATGCAAGTCCACCTATTACACCTTTGTCAATTATAGATACTGTTTGTCCAAGTACGTAAATGTCGAACTGTGTTCCTGTTGTGCCTTGTACACTTGAAGTATCTTTACGTGCCGCAACACTAGTATCAATACTGCCATCAGCAGATGTTTTAATTGAAGCCTTGATACTTTTCTCATAGTCGTCTTGGTAAGCCATTAGTTCAGGCATCGACTGACTTAGGTCAATGTTACCTGTTTTTTCATTGAATATACTAGTAATAATGTGTGTAATAACTCCTAATTTTTTAACCTTGGTTGGAGGACTAATAAAGATTGGCATACTGAAACTTAATGTTGCAACATCTATTTCGCTTTCAGTTCCTAAAGGTATTGTTCTGCTTGAAAAGTTTATATTATCTAATTCAACAACACTTAAACTTGTCCAATCAACGTAATTGTCTGTGGTTTGGATTTCTAAACTTGGATTGAAAAGCATACAAATTTGTTCTAATATTTGTAATTTTTGTTCTGTGTTGCTGGACCATATATCACAATTCACTGTTAAAGTGTAAGGTGTTGGCATCAGTCTTTCCACAGTAACATTTTTTCCTTGTGTGTTTAGATATTCTTTATTTTTACTATCATATGCACGTTCTCTAACATGAATTTTACTAATGAAACTTGCATCAGACAACCTAGTTCTATCCATTGTTAAATTTGTTACATAAACACCCATTCTAGGCACACTAGGTAATTTGTTTTCTGAATTATCTCTAATTATGTGAGCAACCTGTCTACTGATGTCACCATACATCACTGGTATTGTACGTAATGCACCATCTCCATCTTTGTAAGAGAAGTTACTCATAAGTCTTATGACCTGAGTAATGTATCTTCTAATCTGTCCATCGTAAAAATGTTGCATTATTTTTTACCTTTTTTGTTTGCATTTATGTATCTTCTGAACACAGCCGCCTCTTTACTTTTACCAGCCGCTTTTGCTCTTTGCTCCATGCTTACTGCCGCTTGAATTTTGTGTGCATGACTTCTGCCGGATTTACGTATTCTAGATACACTTGCCCTTGCAGTAGACACATCTTTGTAACCTAATTTTTTTATAGTGTCTTTAGGATTATCATCGGTGTATAAATCGCCTTTTTTCTTTTTTTCATTAATCTTGTTACCCACAGGTTCGTAAAAAGTTCTTACTTTGCCCATGTAATCTCTAGTGACTTTTTTCAGTCCTACTGCTTTTTCAGTACCTGGTATAGGTATTCCCCAAAGTTCTCTTAATTTCATTAACCGTCCGCCTTAGGTTTAAGTGCTTTTGAAAGTGCCTGTCTTTCTGTTACAGTTTCACCACCAATAGATGATGTTTTTGTGTTATTAACAAATGTTCCTTTCAAGTTGCTTCTTGTATCTGTGTTAGATAGTGTCATACGCACATTGTCTTCCATTTTGACCCAACGTCCACCATCATATCTGAAAAGTCTATTAGGTAAAAAGTCTGTTCTTAGGAAGTAATCACCTTTGTCTGAAGCACTTGGAAAACTAATTCCAAATCCAAACACCTCTCCATTAGGAGCCAAACCATCACCCAACAAATATCCATCATATCCTGACTTATCAGGTGTTTGATTAATTCTGTCTGCAAGTGTGTTATGTGTTGTTGTATCTAAAGTTGAAGTATCTGTTGTTACAAGTTCAGGTTTTCCTTTATCATCTACCTGTAAAGTGTATAAATTTTTTGTTTCATAACCTGATTTTTTTGTGTCGTCTTCTGCTTGTTGTACTACTGCATTATTAATCTGCATTTCTGTTTCATATGTAGAAAGCACATCTCGTAAAGTTTTCCCGTCGCCAGTACCAGCATCTTTCTGTAAAATTTCTTTGAATTCTTGACTATCGTATATTTGTTTTAGTTTAATTCTATATAAATGTGGGTACCAAGTTTGTGAAAATCCTTCTGCCGCCCTGTTGATATCTTCTACAACGTAAAATCTTTTCAGTGCAACACTAAAATCATTCAATGCGTATTCGTCTTTTAAATGCGGAAGTTCAAAAACATCTCCTGGCATAACTTTCCTACCCAATGTTTTTACACTTGTCGTTATAGGCATTGTCATAAACAGTGTGTCATTTTGTAAAAATAAACCAAACTGGCTCATGTCAAAATCAACATCAGCCACATTGTATATTCCTCTCAAGGTGTATATCGATGAGTCATATTTTCTATCACGATTTTCTAGGAATAACATATCTTGGATGTTAGTTTCTTTCACAGAATCGTATCTAGGTTCCGTAGCAGTAGCATCTGCTTCGGCAGGATTCTTTGGTCCTAGGTATTTGTGTACAAAAACGTCTGTTCCACCCACAGTAAACATCTCTACTACGGTCTTATCTAAAAACGTGTAATCCTGACCTTTTTCCGGCTTATATAGACTTAATCTTGGCATAGACATATATTTATCGGATGGTAGTGAGTGATAAATATATGTAAGGAACGTATAAAATGGCAACTTTAACCACAGATAAACAAGAGATATTCGACTACGTATTCAATTCGCTGGGTGGCGGAATGGTGGATGTAGAACTGGATCCTGCCCACTACGAGACCGCTATTAAAGACGCTTTAGATAGATTTAGACAAAGGTCCGACAATTCAGTAGAAGAAAGTTACGTATTTTTACCATTAGTAAAAGACCAGAATGATTACACACTGGCTGATGAAATCATCGAAGTAAGACAAATTTTTAGAAGAAGTATTGGTTCTAGATCAGGTGGTGGAGACGGTGGTACATTATTTGAGCCGTTCAATTTAGCCTACACAAACACATACCTGTTAGCAAGTTCTAATATGGGTGGTGTTGCAACTTACAATATGTTTTCACAGTTCCAAGAATTAGTTGGAAGAATGTTTGGTTCTTTCATTGAATTTAAATGGAACACAACAACTAAAAAATTAACAATATTACAAAGACCAAGACAAGGTGAAGAAGTGTTGATGTATGTCTATATGTACAGACCAGATTCAGAACTGTTCAAAGATTATTTGGCTAAAAAATGGATCAAAGACTACACTTTGGCAAAATGCAAGTATATGCTTGGTGAAGCAAGAAGCAAATTTAACACAATAGCAGGTCCGCAAGGTGGTACATCGCTAAATGGTGACGCACTAAAACAAGAAGCCATTGCTGAAATGGAAAGACTAGACGCAGAAGTCAAAACTCAAACTGCTGGTGGACAAGGTTACAGTTTCTTAATCGGCTAATTCCTATTGACATTACCATAATTTTGTTGTATTATCGTTAGATATGCAACATGAAATGATTCCGTTATTCTCCGTGCCTTTGATAAAGATGAACATTGGAGAAATGGATCAAGTGTCACGTGCATGGATACGTGGATTAGATTATCCATCTCAAAGGACAGGAACAGATCACTCAGATGACGATTTACCTATGATGAATAGAGGCATGAAAATACTGGAAAAGCCACAAATGAAAGACCTAAGATACAAAATACAAAATGCCTTAAATTACTTTGTAGATGATGTTTTAGGTGTAGTGCAAAATTTTCAAATTACAACAAGTTGGGTCAATAAAACATCCAAGTCTGAGTACATAGACAAACATTCACATCCTAATAGCATTATCAGTGGAGTATATTACGTGGACACAACAAGGAAATGTGCTCCTATAATTTTTAGTAAACCACATATGTATCCTAATATCACATTTCAAAACATACAACTTGCTTATAGCGGTGAAAACAAAAATCAATACAACACTGATTACTATGGAGTAAATCCTATACCCGGAGATTTGTTAATGTTCCCTTCCTGGTTGGAACATGAAGTATTGGAACAAGGTTCTGAACATGATAGGATCAGTCTAGCATTCAATTCATATCCTAAAGGAGATATAGGAGAAGGAACTAAACAACTTAAAATATTATGATTATAGGTATTTGTGGATTGATAGGATCTGGTAAAGACACAATAGCAGATCATCTTGTGAAAGATCATAAATTTGTTAAAATATCCTTTGCAGATAAACTGAAAGATACAGTGGCTACACTGTTTGAATGGGATAGGGATCTATTAGATGGTAAGACCGAACAAAGCAGATTGTGGCGTGAACAAGAGGACCACTTCTGGAGCAAAGAACTAAAAAAGAAAGTGACTCCAAGGTATGTGTTACAGGTGTTCGGTACAGAGTGTATGCGTGATGGATTCTATGATGGAATATGGGTTAGTATGCTTAAGAAGAAAGTTACAGAAAATCCTGATATCAATTGGGTTATCCCTGATGTTAGATTTGAAAATGAAGTCAAAGTTTTGAAAGAAATAGGTGGAGAAGTTTGGTGGGTAAAACGTGGACAACTGCCTATGTGGTTTAGGATGTATCAGGACATAGGACAAAAGCCAAAGGATGTTCATGCGTCAGAATGGCAATGGGCAAATGCTAAATTTGACAAAGTGTTTGAAAATGATTCAACTATTAATGCTCTTAAAAGTCAGGTACAAGATCACCTTGTTTCCAACGGATTCCTTCAAGGTGCAGTGTTGTTTGGCAGTTAGCACACACAGTTTTTAAATTATTAAATTTACAATTATTAAGATTAGCGTCTATGTGGAACACTCTGAAACGTTCTTTGTACTCACTTTTGTGCCCACACTTATCACATTGTTGCTTAGGTCTATATCCTGCAACATACCATTTGGGCATATAACCACTAGGTCCACCATACCGCAAACACATTTCACATAAACGTCTATAGTAAGTCTTGTTGCCCTTTTTATAGTTTACTGCGGCAGGTCTTTCGTTACATTTATTGCATAAAGGTCTCATATACACGTATTTACCTGCCCTTTACCACCCCTTTTTCATACCTATTAATTTGGTGCATTTTGACATTATTACATAAATACAAACAATACAAAAAGTTTTTAATAAAACTAGGAGATTTAACAAATGGCAATAGTTTCACCAGGAGTACAAGTCAGCGTAATTGACGAAAGTTTTTACACACCAGCCGAACCAGGCACGGTGCCAATGATCTTTGTTGCGACAGCACAAGATAAAACATCAAGCACAGGAACAGGAATAGCATCAGGAACAACAGCGGCAAATGCCGGTAAAGTGTTCTTAATGACTTCTCAAAGAGAATTAGCAGAAACATTTGGAGATCCAGTATTCAAAACAGACGCAAGTAACAATCCAATTCATGGCGGTGAAACTAATGAGTTTGGATTACAAGCGGCATATTCATTACTAGGTGTAAGCAACAGAGCATTCGTTGTTAGAGCAGATGTAGATCTAGGTCAACTAGAAGCAAGTGCAACTGCACCAGCGGCAAATCCAGCATCTGGAACTTATTGGTTCGACACAGCAAGTTCAAGATTTGGTATATTCCAATGGAACGGATCAGCGGCAACTGTAACAGGTGGTCAATCATTCACAAACAAAATTCCAACAGTAATCACATCAACTACACAATTATCATCAGGACTAGGAAGTGCACCAAAAACTTCAGTTGGTTCAATTGGTGACTATGCGATTACGGCTACAGATACAAACAATGACGTATACTACAAACAATACGACGGAAGTTGGGTTGCAGTAGGTTCAGCGGCTTGGGTTGCATCAAGTCCAACAATAGCAGGTGGTACTCCAGGTACTATCACAGGTGGTCAAAACTTCGGAATTACAATAAATGGTGTGACTACTACAATCACAGCAAGTGGTACAACAGTTACAGATATAGCAAGTGATATCAGCGGTGCTGGTGTTTCAGGTTTATCTGCAAGAGCAAATGGTGGAAAATTAGACATTCATTACAACGGTTCAAACGATAACAAAGTACAAATAGCAGATGGTACAATGACTATCGCGACTGCTTTAGGAATCACAGCAGGAATTTACTATGTGCCAGCAGTAGAAGTAGCGGCACACACTTCAGTACCAGCGTTCAAATCAAGTGACGCTAATCCAAGACCAACAGGTTCATTATGGTTCAAAACAACTGATCCGAACCTAGGTGCTAAATGGAGTGTTAAAAAATTCAACGGCACAACAAAACTTTGGGAAACTGTAAGTTCACCTATCTACGCTTCAAACGAAAGTGCATTATACAATTTAGATAGATCAGGTGGCGGAAGAAATATTGCAGTTGGAGACCTTTATGTAAATTCAGGTAACGGAACAACTGAAATAGATTTCATTATACAAAGAAGAGAAAATGCAGGTAACACAACAATCACATCATCAGCGGTTGCAACAGGTCAAGGTGCTGGTAGTAAATCATTTACGATTGCAGAATCAATTGTAGGTCAAGAAACATTAAACAGTGGAATCACTGTAACGGTTACAACAAACAATAATGCCGCAGATGCTGACGTTATTGCAGGTGGTATCAACGGTGCAGGATTTACAAACATTGTAGCAAGTGTTGATTCACAAAACAGAGTTGTAATAGAACACAATGATGGTGGTGAATTTAAAATTACTGATACAAACGGTTTAATTGAAGCAATTGGTTTAACAAACACTTCAACAAATTTAGGATTTGAGCCAGGAACAACTGCCGCAACAAATCCAAAACAATTCAGAGCAAGTAACTGGAAAGTGTTAAGTTATACTGCAAGTGCAAACGCAGTAACTTCATTAACTACAAACGGACAATTATGGTACAGTTCGGTTGTTGACGAAGTTGACATCATGGTACACAACGGTACGACATGGAACGGTTACACTAACGTTTATGCAAGTACAGATCCAGCAGGTCCACAAGTTTCTGCAACTGCTCCAACTACACAATCAGATGGAACAGCACTTGTTGAAAATGACCTATGGATTAGCACAGCAAATTTAGAAGAATATGCAGACATCTACAGATGGAATGCAAACACTTTAAAATGGGAAGAAGTAGATAATTCAGATCAAACAACAGAAAACGGAATTTTGTTTGCTGATGCAAGATTTGGAACTTCAGGTGGAACATCAACAGTTGCTCCATCAGGCACTATTGCAGAATTATTATCAAGCGATTTCCTAGATCCAGATGCTCCAGATCCAGCATTATATCCAAAAGGTATGTTGTTATGGAACTTAAGACGTTCTGGATTCAACGTTAAGAAATTTGTAAGAAACAGCATTGACACAACAGCGACTAACTTAAGACAAGGTGGTGCAAGTATGTCTGCTTACTATCCACACAGATGGGTAACTGAATCTGCTAACCAGGCAGACGGTGCAGGCTCTTTCGGAAGAAAAGCACAAAGAAAAGTTGTTGTACAAGGCTTACAAGCATTGGTTAACAGCAACCAAGACATCAGAGACGATGAATCAAGAATATTCAACGTAATGGCAACTCCAGGTTATCCAGAGTTGATTGGTGAAATGGTTTCGTTAAACAGTGACAGAGGATTATCAGCGTTCATAA